AACTTGCAGCGACACCTCTGATTCCGTATCTGTAGATCGAAGTTTGACGCAAAACCAGCCGAACCTGCCTGCGGTATCGTTAGATTCACTGCCCCGGATTCACCGCGCAATAGATTCCCGCGCATGAGGGTGGTAATTGCTACAGGAGTCGTGGAAACGGTGATGATTGGAACTCCTAGCGTGCAGTTTACGATAACTCCAGAGGCGTTAAAGCAAAGTACGTCGCTCGCCTGCTGGTTTGTATAAGTTGCCGTTACAACTCCCGTGCCTTGACTCCCTGCGAAATTCACTAGCCCGAATGAGACGTTATTCCCAGACACGTTCGATGGTCCTACCGCGCCGGGGCCAGTTCCATTGATTAGATTCGCAGGTCCAAGACCAATCAAACTGTTTCCATTGACGAGCACGGCTCCCTGCGTAGCGGAAAGAGTCACGGAATAAGGCCCGAGACTCTGCCCCGATGAAAGCGTGATTGTGAAAGAGTAATTACCAGCGGCCACCCAAACACCCCAATTCCCATATCCGTCTGTAGTCCCTACGCAAGTGCTGGTTGTAGCCAGAACTAATTGCTTGCTCGAAGAACACGGTGTGGCTAGGGTGCTGTCGGTGTAGGTGAGCGCCTTATTGGTGCATGGAGCCGCGTTGCCGGGGAAATTGCAAAAGCTGATCAAGGCATTCGATGCGGCGCTTAGCGGTCCACCGGGAGTTATGGCCGTAGAGATTGGCATTCCATCACCGAACCGCACTCCTTGAGCAAATGTCGCAAGCGAGCATAGAAAGAATAGAAAGATCAATCGTTTCATCGGTTTTGTGATCCTGCTGGCATGTCGCTGCGCCAGTCATACATGCCGCCATGCTCGAATACCAGGGCGTTATCAACTCGCAGATCGAGTAGCGGAGTATTGATGGCCTTAACGAGAGACTTTGATTCAATTGCTAATGCCGCCACTTGCGGGGGAACCGGAAGGCCATATTCCCCAGCCAGATCAATTGCCAGGTTGTAGCGTATTGCCTTGAGATATCCAGGCGGGAATGTGAATTCAGTTGTCAGATCAGGGAACTGCCCGATCTGCTGCCAGGTATAAATCGTGATCTGCGAAATGATCGTCGGGATAGGCCAGAAACTCAAGTTGCGGAATGGGTATTGAGCGTCATCCCAAACCGATGTGGGAATCGTACTGGTAACTGCCTTGACAGGAATCCCAGCCCACCGTTCCCAGGTGAGCATTTCCATCTGAAGTTCAAGAGGTTGTGCGGGATTGGCAAGCCAGATCAGCCCTACACCCTCTATCTTCGTTGGGCGCGGGATATTGAAATTTCCCGCGACATAGATAGGTGTTCCGTTGGTCTGAAATCCTAGCCCTGTAGGATAAACCTGCTGACCGGGAACCAATACAAACGGATTCCCCTGCGAATCGTTTACCTGACGCTGAATGGCATAAATCATCAGGCGTTCGATCTGCCAGGAATCAACCATCTGATTGAGCGTCCAGAGTCCGTCTATGGATTCCTGACCCTGCGGAGTTTCACCGATGGATATCGCGTTGATCAGCCGAAGCGAACTATTGATCAGGTCGGTGGACGTGACTTGCAGGCCAGGATAGCTGCTCGGAGGAATCGGTATAACTGGCATTTAGTCACCTTCAATCGTCCAACTTACTTCTCTGCCGTTCGTGCTCGTACTTGCGGAAACAGGTGTAATTTCCAGTGTTGGGTCAACCCACCCGTATTCCTTGCCGTTGATTTTGACTCCCTTTGTGGGCGGTGAACCCTTCGGCAGCCAGTATGGAGTTTGAGTCTCTACATCCCAATGCACAGGCAAAATACCGCCATGAGCAAGAACCTTGAATCCCATTTGCGCGAGCTTTGCAAAGAAAAAGAAGTCCGTGCTCATGCCCGTGCGTTCATCTGTGTAGATGCTTGATTCACCGGGAATGGCATCGGGGAATAGTTCCGGGAACTTTCGCACATCTTCCCAACTCTTTAGCTCCCTGAACCAAGGGCGAGGCATGAGCTTGAATATCTCTGTTTTGATCATCAGGCAACCACAGGCAATGTATTTGCACTCGAACACATCACCTATCTTCCAGTCCCAGAAGCACCCTTCACCAGGCCTTACATAAACCAGAGGTTCGGGAGGCTTCGAGCGGGTCGTATAAATCCCGCCGCAAGCCATAACCGAATCGTCTGAAGCATCAAGCACCCGGCCAAGCTCCATGATCGTGTCGGGAGGTGGGGCGGTATCATCCTCGATGAATAGAATGTATTTGGAGTCCATCTCCAAGGCTTGTTCGGCCATGCGAGTTTGGGCGTCTTCCAAAAACCACTTCCATTTCCCATCCTCGCCCTCATGTGCTCGGGTGCAAATCTCAGCCACGCGGCAATTG